CCCCTCCCCGAAAATCTTCTCTTCCGCTTCCTCCTCGGGCGTCTTCTTGGGCTCGACATGGATCCTCGCCCGGCTCACTGGCGTCAGCCCGAACTCCGCCGCGATCTTGACCATCTTCTCGCTCGCCCGGTTCGCAATCGTCACCCAGGGCGATTGCTGTTCGAACCCGCTGGGTGTTCTCACCGTCATACCATTTGCATCGATCTCCTGGCGCGCCTTCACCCAGTCCGCCCAGGCCTGGCAATAAGCCGCCAGCGCGCCCCGGTCAGACTTGGTCAATACCCCGGCTGTATATAACTCCGTTGCCACACGCCTCCATTCTGCCCTGGCATCCTCCGTTAAGTGCCTCGGCGCCCTCGGCAGCGCGACCTTGAGCTGTGGCTCATCCATATTGAGCGCTCGCTTCCCTGGGTTTCCTTCCAACCGTTTTATCGCCGTTGGTTTCGGTTTCCTGCCTCGTGGCATATCTCTCCTGTTACCATTTCCAATAAAACCGGCTTCGAACCGGTCACCTTTGCCCATCTTTCCAGGTGCACCGCCACATAACGCGGGTCTTTTTCGATGACTCTCGCCACCCGCTGCGTCCGGTGGCATGCCATCAGCGTTGTCCCGCTGCCTCCGAATAGGTCCAGCACCAGGTCGCCGACCTGGCTCGAATTGCGCACCGCCCGCTCAACGAGCGCCACCGGCTTCATCGTTGGGTGCTCCGGTGACTTCTTCGGCCTTGGGTACTCCCAAACATCATCCTGGTCCCGTCCGCCCTCGAAGCTCGATGGGTTTTTCCCGTTCCACCCGTACCAGATCGGCTCGTATCGCCGGTGATATTTACCATGTCCCATCACAAACTGGTCTTTCACCCAAATGATGCTTGCGCTCCAGTGTAGCCCGGCCTTGCGCAGGCCCGCGTCGAGCGTTGGCCACTCGCTCCCGCCCATCACGCAATACACATCCCCTGAAACATGGTCGTGCAGCATTTCCCCTACCGCAGCCAGGAACTGCGCAAACTCGTCTGGCTTCAGGTTGTCATTTTCCATCGGTTTGCGCTGCCGGTACTCCTGTAATTCATCCGTGCCGATGGCCACATTCCAGGGTGGGTCTGTAAAACACATCCGCGCTGTCTTGCCCTGCATCAATTGATCGACATCCTCGCTCTGGGTGCTGTCGCCGCACAATACCCGGTGCTCCCCCAAAATCCACAACTGGCCCGGCGCCGTCTGCCATTTCGCCTGCAACTGATCGGCCAGCTCGATCTCGTCTCCGTTCTCATCTGGTTCTTCCCCTTTTTCCTGCCCTGCATCGGCCACATCGCCGATACTCGCGGCTTCGAAGCCGGTAAACAGGTCGCCTGTTGTCTCCAGGATATCCTCGAGCGCATCCGGGTCCCACTTACTGAGTTCAGCCGTCCGGTTGTCCGCAATTCCAAACGCCGCCGCTGTTGTTGGGTCATCGTCCACGATCACTGCCGCGATATAAGTCCATCCTAGCTTCTTCGCCGCCTGCCAGGTTCCGTTCCCCGCCTCGATCTTCATATTCTGCTGGCGGTTGACCACCAACGGTTTGCGCTGGCCATACTGTGCCAGGCTCGCCGCTATTTTTTCAATATCATGCCCAGTTCGCGCATTCGCCGGGTCCAGGTGTAGCTCATCAATCGGCATAACCAGGCTGAGCAAACTTTCAGCAATGTAATCAACTTTTTCCATCATTCCACACATACTCCGTCCGCGCCGGTTTCTCTCCGGTCATAATGCTCCAGCGTTCCAGCGTTGCCGCGCAGTACGCCGGGTCTAATTCGATAGCTCGACATTTCCGGTCGAGAATTTCGCAGGCAATGAGAGTCGTGCCGCTCCCGCAGAACGGCTCGAACACGATCTCCCCGCGCTTGGTATACAACAGCAAATGCCGCATCGGTAACTCAATCGGGAACGCCGCCACATGCCCGTTGGCGCTGGCCGTGCCGCGCAAATCATCCCAGTAAGATTTCTGCGCCCAGCCAAAACCGGTCTTATTTTGCCCGCGACTCTTGCCATGCCGCTCGTAAAAAGTCAGCAACAGGTTTACATCCTGCTCATTGAGTACATCCTCAAATCCCATCGGCCTGCCCTGGTCGTGCTCATACGCCCCCAGGAACTCGCAATGCTGGTCGATCAAGTCGGTCTTCGCGCCCGAGGCCGAAAGCAGCCCGCCCTTTAACCAATGCCGCACATGCCGCAGGTTCCAACCCTGCATAAACAGCGATCCCGTCCACTTGTCGATCAGTAGCAGCACCTGGCGTTTGTTCCGTTTGTCGAACGACGTTGTAAACCCTGTCCCCGTGTTGATTACCACCCTCGAGCAATCTGGCCGCACCACCCCGTTGATATTCATCGCCACCTTGGCGATAAATTGATCGATCTCCGCCTCGCTGGTCTGACTCTCGTAGCTTTTCCCTACCCAATAGGGCGGTGACGTAAAACATAGCGCCGCGGCCATCTCACTGATCACGGCTTGCGACCACCCCATCACGATCCAGGCGTGCCTCACGCATGTGCTGTCTCCGCACATCAGGAAATGCTCGCCGAGCGTCCACAGATCGCCAGGTTCCACATTCCATTTCTCCTGCAGCTCACTACTCTTTTCATCTTGTGGCCCTGGGTCATCCATCGGTTTGGCTTTTCCATCCCTGCCGATCACCTCGTCCAGTTCGTCCTGGGTAAAGCCGGTGAATAAATCACCCACAGTTTCGACCAGGTCGTCGAGCGCATCCGGGTCCCATTTGCTAAACTCGCCGGTGCGGTTGTCCGCGATCCCAAACGCTGCTGCTGTCGCCGGGTCATCGTCGACGAATAGCACCGCTACATATTCCCACCCCAGGCTTTTCGCCGCGCGAAAAGTCCCGTTCCCCGCCTCGATCTTGTTCCCCTGGGCCTTGTTAGCGATCAACGGCTTCCGCTGCCCAAACTGCGCCAGGCTGGCCGCGATCCGCTCCACATCATGCCCCACCCTCGCGTTGGCTGCATCCTCGTGCAGCTCGCCGATCGGCACGGCCAGTGCGCGCAGGCCTTCAGCGATATAGGATAAATCAGTCATGCCGTCCCACCCTCACCGGCGCGCCGAACAATTCCCGCTCCAGCTCGCTCTCTTCTTCGAGCGGTTGCGCTGCAATACGTGTCCTGCTCGAGGGCGTCATCCCGAACTCCGCTCCCAGTTTCGCCATCTGCCCCAGCGCTCTATTCGCAATCGACAAATATGGATTCTGGATGATATTCCCGTTGACTGTTTTAATTACTTCCCCTTTATCTTTAACGATGCGCTCGGCCTTTTTCCACCGCGCATAGAGCACACAATAAAACGTGAGCGCATCCACGTCGATGGTGGTCAACAACCCTGCTGGGTACAACTCCGCGACCAGCTCATCCCATTTAACGCGTGCATCAGCGTCTAAATGTGCCGGCGCAGTTATATCCGGCGTAATTCTTGGCTGAGGCTCGTTCTCGTTTAACGCTCTTTTTCCTGGGTTTCCGGCTAATTTTTTGGCCGCTGTTGGTTTTGGTTTTCTACCCCGCATTTTGACACCCCCCTATGCTAATTTCGCGGGTATATCCGTTTGACTGCCCAACCGGTCTGGAGCAAAAACTTTTTAGAGATTTATTCCCCCCTCCCCTGCCATCCTCCACCATCGACGAGGTGTGTTTTCCTTCGATGACAGAGGCCACAAAGCGATTGCAAGTTTTTTTCTTCATTCGTGCCTCCTGATTTCAGTGATTTGATATGATCGACCTCAGTTGCTAGTGTCAAGCGCGATCCATGCACACAGAATGGATCTTCACAATATGGATCACGCTTGAGTTTTGCTGCCCGTATCTGCTGCCATTTGGAATCGTACCCGCGCTGCGCAGCAGATGGTCGTTTACGCTCTGCTAATCTATCTCGCAGATGCTGCTCGCATCTGCTACCATGATACGCAGGTGCGCCGCATTTGGTGCATGCGCGTGGTGGACGGATAGGCATCTATTCGCTCAGCGATTTGCTGATCAGCGGAATGCCTGCAGCCTTCAATTGGTCATAAGTCGGCTTGGAACCAGTTATCTGCATGACGAAACCGAGCACGAATATGGCAATCTGCGCAATCTGCCCTGCATAACCATCAAGGATTTCCAGGGTGACATCAGGCTGGAACACACGGAAGACAACCAGCGCAATGAAAAATACCAAGTTAAGCGCAGCCGTCCACTTCGCGGATGTGCCATCCAGAATCACGCCAGTATATTTAAGCAGACTCACTATTGCCGCCGTGAGCTTTGACACGCCAGCCAGCGCCGCAAAGCCGACCACGATGACCAGGATCGCGTTCAGGATGCGATCAATCGACAACTCGCCAGTTTGTGCCCGTGCGGGAATTGGCACAAAAGCCATCACAAACAGAGCGATCAGAAATGTGACAAACAGACTCTTGAGGTGCTTCATGCTTCTCTCCTCGATTAATAAATAAAACCGCCCAGTCTGCCCATCTCCACGAGACGGGTACAGACTGGGCGGTCAACTCCAGCATCCTTGAATTGATTATAGCACGCGCATTCTATAAATTACTTAGCGCGGACTTGATCATACCGGTGACAACTTTCTTACTAAACGACCAGTATGAAATCCTGCCACAGTTCAAGCAAACCACAACAGCTTCCGGGATAACCACAATACCAACCTTCAACATCAATATTCCATTGACGTTGAGCTCCGTGATGTGTTCGAATTCATTGCCGCATTCTGGGCACAATACTGGCTTCGGGTTCATAAGGTTCTGAAAATATTATACAACTTTCGAGAACGGACGTTCTGTTTCAGGTTTGTAATGGCGAAACTTCCGAACAGCTTAGCTTACCGGCGCTTGCCGCATTTGCGACACGAGCCGGTATAAATTTGGCCTGGTTCGGTGGGCCAGTCATGCCCGCCACCAACAGGGCAAGCGCCCAGTAAGGTTGATGTTTTTGCATATATCCTCGCATACCTCGCTGCCAGTCTGAGGCCGTATATCGCCGCATCGCCCGGATGGATGAATGCCGCTCTCGTCTTCCGCTGCCTGCCGGCGCGCACCATCACCGGCCAGAAAACGACCAGCTCCTCGCTCACGCGCCACCAGAAAACATCGACAACCCTGTAAACGATCATTCCCCCGAGTCCTTCTCCCTCACTGGCAAGGAGGCTGCCAGCTCTGGCGTC